TCAGCTTTTTTCCGCACTTTTTTCTGTTTCCGTTCCCGGAGCGTTCCGATCGAGCTTCGCGATGCGGTCTCGGAGCAGGGCGTCGCGGGTCACATAGCGTCGGATAATTCGGTCGACGCTCTCCTCGTCCCAGGCGGTGGCCTCGGCGATTTCGCGGTTCGATAGGCCGGCCAGATACATCCGCGTGGCAGCGGTTCCGCGGAAGTCGTGGAAGTGCAGGTCGGCGTCATTCAGCTTCGCCGCGATGAGCGCCTTGTTCCAACTCGACCCGAATCCGGTCTTCCATGGATGCCCGTCGCTGTTCGTGAGGACGATAGTGGAGACCTTGGGGATTTCCGCCAGCAGTGCCTTCAACTCGGCGTAGATCGGGATTAGGGCGCCCTTGCCGGTCTTGCTGGTCGAGGGCAGATCGATGGCCAGCTTGCCAACATGGCCCCACGACAAGCGCAGGAGGTCGCCCTGGCGCAGGCCGGTCAGCGCGGCGAGCCGGGCGGCATACATGACATGAGCCGGCGCCTTCGCCGCCAGGGCGGCCAGATGGTCAGGCGTCCAGATCCGGTCGGCCCGGTTGTTCGAGTACCGGTTCTTCATGCCGATGCAGGGGTTCGCAGTCAGCATGTCGTTGTCGACTGCGAAGGTCAGCAGCGATGACAGCACCTGCTTGGCCATGTCTGCCTGCCGTGGGTGATCGCTCCAGTTCTTGTCCAACCACTGCTTGATGCGCGGCCGAATGGTCATGGCCCGGTCGAACTGGACGATGCGCAGCGGCCCGAAGTGGTTCTGGATCGCCTTCACGAACGGCTTCCAGTTCTTCTTCGTGCTGTCGGCCATGCCGCCCTTCTCGCGCGGCTTCTGCCAGGCGTCCGACGCGAACCACATATGCGTCAGGCCCAGCATCTTGCTCTTGTCGCCCGTCGTGCGGGTCGCAAGCGCGGCAGCCAGCTCCTCGACGAACTCAGCGGAGCCCGGTGTCGAGTGCAGGCGGGGAGCCCCTTTGCCCTTCCAGGCATAGAGGTATACCGCGCCGCTCTTGGCGACGACCCGATAGACCGAGTCGAGTTTGACCTTGGCAGCCACGGCTATCCCTTCTGGCCCGCTTCCCACTCGGCCAGTTCGCGGTCGAGGTCAGCGTCGTCGTTCGCGCTCTCGGGCGCAGGCTGCGCCGGAAGTTGGTCGCTAGGCAAGATCAGGATGTCGCCGGTCGCGCGCTCAATGCGAACGTAGAAGGGCGCCTTGGCCTTCTGGGCGGCGCGCAGGGCACGGGCGACGTCGGTTTCCTTGAAGGCGAGCTTACCGCTGGGCATGGGTCAGTATCCCTTCGATCTGAAGCCGCCAGTCCCGCGCCAAGTCAGCGAGCACGTCACCGGCGTCAGGATGGCCGGTCTTCGGCAGCAGGGCTGCGGCGCCGGCGGCGATCTGGAAGTCGGCCAGCGTCGGCGGATCGACCAGATAGCAGGTCGCCGCGATGATGGCGGGATCAGCCACGCTGATGGCTTGCAACGACGCTCGGGCCATTTCGCGGTAGCGCTCGCGTAGAGCCTTCGGAGCACGGTGCCAGCTTCGGCCACCAGCCTTGCAGATCGCCCCGGCCATGTCGTCGATGATGTCGCGAGCGGCGTAGTTTCTGGCCTTGGCGACGAGGTGGGGCAGTGTGGTCACTTCAGCACCTCGTCGATCCAGCCCTGAATGTTGCCGAGGCAGAGCGAGGGAGCGGTCCCGATGGTCGATCCCTCCCATGCGGCGGCTACTACCTCGATGTCCGCATCAGCGAGATCGTCCGCGGGGCGGAGCGCTCTTAAGGCACCGCGAGCCTGCGCAAGGGTCTGGCGGACCAAATAGGCTCTGTCCGGCTCCTTCAGAGCTAACGCCTTCATCTCTCCCCACGTGGCGTAGACTGGGTCCGGAGCTTCATCTTGGAACGCCCAGATTGCAGCTGCCACGCGGTCGATGATCTGCGCTCGCGCTTCCTCGACGCTGCCGGGCGCCGGGATCGCTGGGCGTCCTCCGCCCTCGATGACGCGGAAGGTCATTGCTGCCTCCAGAGAACTTCGCCTGTCAGCGCATCTTCAATGCGAAGCGTGCCGGGGTTGGCTTCGGCATGGGCGCTCAGGTCGTCGTCAGCCGGAAGGTCGATGACGTAGAACATCGGCTCGCCGTTGGTCAGGCGATGGAAGATGCGAGGAACCCACTGGCCCCGCGGCGGGAGGGGCTTGCCGCTGGCATAGGTCTGGCCGGTCATGCGCAGGTCCTCGCCAGCTCATGCAGCCCGACCTTCATGCGGACTTCCGCGACGACCTTGGCGCGCACGGCGCCGTCGAACTCCTCCAGGTCGATGACGTGGCGGGAGTAGGCCGGGTTGTCGTGCCAGATCTTCACCTCGAGCCGGCCGGGAACAGGGACCCGCTCGGCGCGGTAGGGCGATCCGCCTTCACCGGTGAAGTCCAGGATATAGACGCCTTCGCCCTCGTATGCGGCGGCGGCCTTCACCATCAGGAAATCACCCGAGCGCAGGGTCGGCTGCATGACGTCGCTCTTGATGGCGAACGGGGCGATAGCGGGGTGTTCGAACACGGCGGGGGTCATTGCGACGTCGCCTTCTCCGAAGCGCAGGCCCGTTCGAACTGCGCCCATGCATAGGCCTTGAGGTGGAGCGCCTCGGCCTCCGTCAGGGCGCTGAACATCACGGACGCTTCGTGCAGACCTCCAGTCGCGTCCGCGCCGATCCCGAAGCCCACCCCGCTGTCGTGGAAGGTCACCAGGCACCCGGTCTCTGCCGTCACCCGAGCCGTCCATTCCGCCGCCCAGGTAGTGCGAGCTGACAGATATTCGGTCAGCGCCTCGACCTGATGCCGATCAAGCTGAGCGAAGCGGTCGCAGATGACGGTGGTCTCGGGCCGGCTGTCCCCAACTCGGTGGAGAATGTCGGGTCCATAGGCAAGGTTCTGCAGATTGAACCGCATGCCTTCGGCGTAGGTGGCCAGCACGAACTGCTCGGCATCAAATCCGTCCAGGCCCACCGGCAGGCCAACGGCTGCGCGCATGCTATCTCGCAGATGGGCCCTGATCTCAGCGCGGCGCGCCGGGTCGTTTCTGGCTATCGTCTGGGCGGCGCTGTTCGCGTAGCAGCGAATGAGGTGCGCATCCGTGGACGCTGCGGACCAGCGCGGCTGCTCGGCTTGCTGACGCAGCATGCGAGACTGAGTGCTGAAGTGGTCCTTCACCTCTGACTGATGCCAGGGTGGCAGGGCCTCGAACGCGGCCGTCGCCTTCTCAGCATCCGCGCCGCCGAAGGTCAACGATCGGGTGTTGCCGTCCCAGTGGCGACGAACCCTCAAGGACCCGAGCGTCTCGTTGAGCCAGCGGCTTGCACTGAACGGCGTCGGCCTGGCGTCTGCCAGTTCTTGCGGAGCCCCAGCAAGGAAAGCGGCGTCCTGATACAAGGCGATCAGGGCGCGGTCCTCGTACCCCTCGCACATCAGGTACGAGAGGTAGGCAGGGTTGTCCGGATGAGCGCCTTTCCAGTTCAAGCGACCCATGAAGGCGGAGATGAAGACGCGCCCCTTCTCGGCGATCTCCCCGACCGTCATGGCTCGCGTTTGCAGGACGGCATCCAGCGCCTCGTCAACCGCCTGCTCGGCGATCTCCTGCCCTTCGTCGTCACCAGCGGCTTCCCGCTTGTCGCGATGGGCGCAGAGCAGTCGCCATGTATCCAGCGCCGTCTCGAACGGGGACCGTCCGGCTGCGCGAACCGCTTTCGCGGCGGCGGTGGTCAACGCCTCTGGATCACGGGCGTTCGTGAATGCGTCGCACGCTACAGTCTGGGGGTCGGTGGTCTGGGGCTCGGCCAGCATGGCGCTCTCCTCGGGTGTGAGGAGACGCTAAGTCATCGTGTCGATTTATGTCAACACGTTTTGTGTCGCTTTCATGCGCTGCGAGGTCGACGCGCCAGGGGTATGTCAGTTGGATTGCGCAGGCGGAGTAGTTCCTGAGCCTCGAAATGTCGGCGAGATTCAATGGGCAGGGGCGGCACCGGGCGTCTGACTACCGCGCCTACAACTACGCCTAAGACGACAGTGAAGTGCTCGTGAATGTAGCGATCTGGGATGTGCTTGAACGCGGGCGCATCGCTTGTGAGGGCCTCAAACCACGTTTCAGACCCCCGCTTGACCGCGCGGCGTAGGGTCCACTCGTAGAAGAACTCGCCCTTTTCTCTCAAGACGACGACGTGATCCCCTTCGCGATAGCCGGTGTAAGTCGCGTCGGCGGCAAATACGATAGCGCCGTCAGGGTAGGGGCCGTCAGGCATGTTGGACTTGACGCGCATAGCGGTCAGCAGTTCTGCCGGAAATCTAGGATCCGTGTAGTGCGCCTCTTCCGGAACTCCTTCGGGGGATATGATCCATCCCCAGCCGGGCCAGTGCTCGCTTTCCTCATCATCTTCGAGCCAGGAGCCATCCTGGAGGACGCCCATGACCGGGTAAATGTCGTTTTGCGCCATGCTGGGCGGAGATTCTTGCTCCATTGGACCGCGTCCGGAGATCAGCCAATCAGCGCTCACTCCGTAGCGGCGCGCGTACTTCTCCAGATCTAGGATGCTCACGCCATTTTGGCCGTTCTCGTGGGCTCGAACGGTCGACGAGTTCATGCCGAGGCCCTCGGCAGCAGCCGACGCGCTTCTAAAGACCCGCTGTCGGGCGGCTCGCAAGCGGGCCGATAAATCCTGATCGTGCTTCATGTGTGTTGCTGTAGGAGATATATCGACACAAAACGTGTTGACATAAATCGACATGACTCCAATCATGGGTGAATGCAGATCGCAGAAATCATCACCCGGCTCGGCGGTGCAGCGGCCGTCGCTCGTCAGCTAGGCCTGCCGAGCAAAGACGTTGGCGCCAAACGAGTGCGGGCTTGGGCCCTGCGTGGCTCCATCCCTGGCGAGTACTGGGCAGCCATCGCGGCCTATTCCAAGGAGGCTGAGAAGGGCGTCACCCTTGAGGTGTTGGCCGCTGCCCATGCCGTTTCGGAATTGGCCGCGTGATGAAGCATCGCCTTCGCTTTCTCCCGCTGATCATCGCCCATAGCCGCCCAGTAGGCGCTCTGCGTTTCGCGCGCCGCGACACTGCAGGCGCCGGCCGCAACTCCATGGCGGATCGCCCGCAAGATTTCTGCGCACGGCTCCGGTCCGCTGTTCGCCCTGTCCAACATCTCAACCCTCTCTTCGTTGACGCGACCATCGCCGCTGCGCGCAGCGCCGTCACCCGAACAGACAAGTGGAACGTCCTGAGAACATGAGCACCCCCGTTATCAAGGCGATCACGAAGCGGGTCCGCCTCCGCCTCGGCTCGACCGAGAACGCAGCCCTGGCGGCCGGCGTGAGCAAGTCAGTCTGGTCGGACTACGAGAACGCCGACAAGCCTGAGAGCTCGATCCCTTTCCACCGTCTCCTCGCCGTCGCCGATGCAGGCGAGCGAAAGGCCTTCGCCGCCTTGCTGTTGGACGGGGACGCTGACTTCGCGATGGACGTTGTGAACGAAGCGTTGGAGGCCACCGAGGCCGTCGTCGCGCTGCAGGGCCTGGTCCGTCGCTCTGCGAAGGACGGCGACATCTGCGAGCGAGAAAAGCGCGCGATCCGCGACAAGGCGCTGGAAGCCCGCGCCCAGGTCGATGACGTGCTGACGGCGGTGTCGGCATGATCCGGATCGACCAGATCACGACATTTGACCGCGTCCGTCAGGCTGAGCGGAAGCAGGTCGAAGCTTTGGCCGACAGCATCCGCGAAGTCGGATTGCTCAACCCCATCACCGTGGCGCCCGACAGCGACGGCTACGCCCTGATCGCCGGGATGCACCGTCTGGAAGCCGCCCGCCTGCTCGGCTGGGCTGAAATCCCCGCGACCGTTCTGGCGCTTGACGAGCATCGCCGGATCATCGCCGAGTGCGACGAGAACCTGTGCGCACCGTCCCTTACCGCCGCCGAGCGGGCCGAGTTCACGCGCCGCCGGAAGGCGGCGTATGAGGCGCTGCACCCGGAGACCGTTCGGGAGGCGACCCTCAAGAGGGGCGAGAATCTCCCGAGTCGCCAAGTTGGCGAAACGGGACCAGCTCCCCGCTTCACCGCCGATACCGCCGCCGCAACGGGCCAATCTGAACGGGCCGTTCAGCGCGACGCCGAGCGCGGCGAGAAGGTGTCCGACGAAGCGCTGGCGCTGATCAAGGGCACCCGCCTCGACACCGGGCGCTACCTCGACAGCATCAAGAACCTGTCGGCAGAGGATCAGGTGGCGAAGGTGGAGGCGGACCTGGCGCCGCCCTCTGAAACCGTTGAAAAACGGGACACACCGCCCGCCGAGCCTGCCGAGCCCATCGATCCCGCCGAGGCCAAAGCCCGGCGCGAGATCGCGCAGATGACGGACGAGGCGAAGGCGGACGAGATCATCGCCCTACGCGCCAAGGTCGCGGACCAGAGCCGGGTGATCAAAGAGCAAAAGGCCAATATCGCCGAGCTGAAGGCGCACCTGAAGGACTTTCAGGGCGATAAGGACGAAACGATCCGCTCGCAGGCGAAGGAAATCAAACACGCCAGCAGCGAAATGTTCCGCGCCAAGGAAGAGGCCGCACGCGTCCTTCGTCACAACCACGTCCTGAAGAAAGAAATCGACAAGCTCAAGGCCGAGAGCGAGAACCAGGTGTTCCAGCTTTGAGCATCGTCGAACGCATCAGAGCCCATGGCGGCGAGGTCGGACGGGACCGCTGGAACATCAGCCTCCGCAAGGGACGGCTGGATGCGACGGCGCTCGCCTGGATCGCGAAGCACCGTGGCCAGCTGATGCGCGAGATCTGGCCTGAATACGACGCCTTCGAAGAGCGCGCCGCCATCATCGAGTACGACGGCCGTCTGCCGCGAGCCGAGGCCGAACGAGCCGCCTACCGGGAGGTCGGCGGATGCTAGCGCTGACCGAAACGAAGGACATTGTGCTGCGGCCCTACCAGGACTCGGCCATCGAGAAGCTGCGCGACAACATCCGAGCAAACGTTCGCCGTCTGGTCCTGTGCGCAGGCACCGGGGCGGGCAAGACGCTGATGTCCGCCAGCCTTATTAAGGCGGCGGCGCAGAAGGGCAGCTACGCGCTGTTCATCGTGGACCGAGTGGCCTTGGTCGAGCAAACCAGCGAGGTCTTCGACGCATACGGCATTCAGCACGGCATCGTGCAGGGCATTCACCGGCGCTGGTCGCCTTGGGAGAACGTCCAGGTCTGTTCGGCCCAGACGCTGGCGACGCGCAACCTGCCGCGCGACCCCGACCTGATCGTCGTTGACGAAGCGCACTGCCAGTATCGCGCGACCTTGGACTTCATGGACCGCTTTCCGAAGGCGGTGAAGATCGGCCTGACTGCGACGCCCTTCACCAAGGGGATGGGTCAGCATTGGGACGGCATGGTGAACGTCGTCCCGACCCGTCAGTTGATCAACGACGGCTTCCTGGTCGAACCGAAGATCTACGTCGCCAAGAGCCCTGACGACAGCGAGTTCGGCCGAAAGAGCAACGGCGAGTTCAGTGACGCCAGCGCCGCGTCCGCCGGGATCAAGATCGTCGGGGACGTGGTTAAGGAGTGGATCGCCAAGACGCGCGAGCACTTCGGCGGGCCGGTGAAGACCATCGTGTTCAGCCCGACAGTCGAGCATGGGCGCGAGCTGTGTGCCTCCTTCGCAGCCGCCGGGTTCAACTTCCAGCAGATCAGCTATCACGACAAAGACGACACCGAGCGTCTGACTAAGATCAACGAGTTCCGCCGCCCCGACAGCCTGATCCACGGCTTGGTGTCGTGCGGCGTGCTGACCAAAGGCTTCGACGTGCCAGACGTGCGGGTCGGCATCTCCTGCAAGCCCTATCGCAAGAGCCTCTCCAGCCACATGCAGGAGATCGGCCGCGTGATGCGCTCGCACCCCGGCAAGGATGTAGCCCTTTGGCTCGACCATTCTGGCAACTACGAACGCTTCGCCCAGGACTTGTACGACGTCTGGGAGAACGGCGCCGGCGAGCTGGACAAGGCGGAGAAGCGAGACAGCGTCGCCCGCGAACGGAATGAGAAGACCCGAGAAAAAGTCGTCTGCCCGGAATGCTCGGGCGCCCTGCGCGGCACAACCTGCACCGCCTGCGGCTGGGAGAAGCCGGCACGATCGGGCATCCAGGCTGTCGAGGGCGAACTGCGCGAGTTCGACGCTGGCGCCATGGACATCGAGGCCCGCCCTGGGGTGCGCGCAGAGTGCGTCAAGAGCCCCCGGAAAGTTTGGGATGCGGCTGTCGCCTACTGCACTGAGCGGTCGCGCGATGAGGTCAAGGCACGCAAGTGGGCCAAAGCTATCTGGCATGGTGTCTACCCCGGCGCATCAATGCCGCGCGGCTGGTTCAACGCCACGCCGCGAGAGGTTGACCCGACCGCCTATGCGCTGATCGACCGCGAGACGCGTCGCTACCGCAAGAAGACCTACTCCCACAGGCAGGCGGTGGCTGCATGACCCTGTCGCTGACAGAAGCACTGCATCAGGCCTGTGCGGTGGTAGGCATCGAGCCGCCCAAGCGTCGGCTGTCCCCAGGCCAGTGGGTCCGCACGGACACCAAGGGCAGGAACGGCCGCGACGACGCCGCCGTCCTGATCTTTGATGACGAGAAGGGCGGCATGGTCTGGAACCACCAGACCGGCGCCAACCATCGCTTCAGCCTGGTCGGAACGGGCCCGGTTCGCCGCGACCCCGAGGCGGAGCGTCGTGCCCGCCGTCGGGAAACAGCCCGTCTTGCCGAGCAGCAGGCGGTCGAGCGGATCTGCGCGGCCATCGTACGCGGCTGCCGGCAGGGCACACACCCTTACCTCGAGAAGAAAGGCTTCCCCGACGAGCTGGGACTGATCTGCGATGTTCCCAGCAAGTACTTCCCCGAGACGCCCTTCGGCGAGGCGCTGGCCAAGGCGCTGCCCGGCATCGGGCCCTTCCTGATCGTTCCAGGCCGCATCCGCGGCAAGGTAACGACCGTGCAGTTCATCACCGCCGACGGCGCGAAGAAGAACATCCTGCGCGGCGCTCAGGCCGGGGCGAGCCACCGGATTGCCTCTGGACGGGACACGTGGGTTTGCGAGGGCATTGCCACCGCCATGAGCGTCAGGGCCGCCCTTCGCCTGCTGGGCGTCTCAGCGACGGTCCTCAGCGCGTTCAGCGCCTCCAACGTCGAGAAGGTGGCTTCGGCTATCCCCGGCGCCCGGATTGCGGCCGACCACGATGCCGCGAACGCGCATCTGGAGGGCAGGGGAGCCGGAGAGTTCTACGCCCGCCGCTCGGGCTGCGCCTGGGCGATGCCGCCGGCGCTCGGCGACTTCAACGACATGCATGTCGAGCACGGACTCAGAGCCGTCGCGCTTCACCTCAGGGAGGCGCTGGGATGATCGAGAGACCCCGCGCTCTCGAGGAACGCGGGGCCGGCCTGGCGGACGGTTTGAAGACAGTGGCGCCAGACACCGGAAGCCTACCACGGGGCGGGACCACAGGCGAAGCGCAGTCCGAAAGAGAGAAGCGCGGTCCCCGGCACGATGACCAAGGTGTCGCAAGTAGCTCTCGACGGTGTGGGGATTGTCACTCCACCGCACCGGCCAAGACGACGGCTCGGCTCCGGCCAGCAAGATCGTGGAGGCATGGGGACCGACCTTGGAGGCCGAAAGGCTCCGGGGCTGGTCTTCCTATGCCTTCGCTCAGGCTCTCTCCAACCAGCAACTACCTTTCAGAAAGAGGAACAGTAGCGATGCCGCACGCGAACGATGAAGCGCCAGACCGGAAGACGTGACCCAAATGGTCGAACGCATCACCCTGGCCCAACAGCACGCCGTCAACGAGCAGCGGCGCATGGGGCGGACGGACCGTCAGGCCGAGAAGATCGTCGGCCTGCCTCATGGCCTCCTGTCGCGGCGGTTTCTAGTGGTCGAGGACGACCGCCCCGTGCGCCTCCGTTTCGCGGAAAGCCGATCATCGGGAGCGAGCGAGTACCGCCGCCCCGTCAACAAGTTCACCCTGTTCTGAGGACCCGCTTGATGGGCAAAGCCACCAACCCCCGCCGCATCGACCCCCGCTCCAAGGGTGGCCGTCCTCGTAAGGAGGGCGAGCGCACCAAGGGCGGGCGCCTGAAGCACAAGCCGAACGAGCGCGTCATGCAGATGCGCGCGGTTTTCGGCGTCGACCATATTGGCCAGGCCTTCTCGCCGATCCAGATCGCGTTCAAGAACGGATGGCTGTCCGAGGCCGACTGCAGGACCGCGTCCGAGTTCGCCTCGCTCTACGCCGCTGCCGGCATGGGGCGCAGCAGCATCAGCCTGTCGGCCGGGATGGAGGTGAAGCCCGGTGCCGACACTACTGGCGACGTGACGGCAGCGTCCTTCTTCGCGACCCTGCCGCACCACGAAGTTGCGGCGATCTGGGACGCGGTGTTCAACGACGACGGCGCCCGTAAGCTGACCGGCGACGAGACGTCCGCACGCGCCATGAAGCGCTGGAAGCTGGCCTGCCGGGCCATGACGTCGGAGCAGCGGCAGGAGGTTCAGGACGTCTGCATCCTGGACAGCTTCCCCCAATGGATCATCCAGCGTGCGCACGGCAACATGGGCACGAGCTGGGAGCGCAAGCGTGATCTGCTGATCGGTGGTCTGGCGGCCATCCGGCGGGCCCTCCATCCGGCATCGCCTCGGGCGGAGCATGACGTGCGCCACGGTGGCGCGCCCGCCCCGGCCCGCGGTGTCCAAGTCGCCCGCACGATCTATGTGGACGAGGCCGGCGAGAAGGTGCTGGAGGTAGAGCGTCGAATGCGTCGACCAGCGGCTTGACGCCATCGGCTTAGGAGGATAGTCCTATCTACACATATGTCAGGGTGCACGAAATCCTGACCGACAGACCCCGACGCACCTGCGGCCGGGGTCTTTTAGTATCTACTCCGTCCATGTTCGGCGCTTCGGCAATGGCTGGCTCGGTCGTGGATCGAAATGCTGGTTCAGGCTCCGCGCGGCGGGATTGGCAGCCAACCATTGTCGTTCAGCCTGATTTCAATGCCTTTTGCCTTTAGGTGTTCGATCAGGCGAGGATGCTGCTGGGGCACCAGGCCATCCCAGTTCGACGATGTGCAGATGTCACAGGCGATGATGTCCCACTGCCTGATGGGCCTCCCGGCGTAGACGTGCGGTCCGAACTGAAATGGCCGTTGGCACAAGAAGCAGTCGTACATGAACTTGGGCGTGTCGCGGGGCATCCATCCCTCCTGGTGAGTCGGGAGTGTTGCGCGACCTAGCCACTTCCTCAACGCACGATGATCAAGTCGCTGGCGCGTGAAGGCGATCACACCCGGACATCATTCGGAGGCGGCATGGCCCCACGCCTGACGTCTCTTCCCGCTCGCTTCGCCAGCCTCGCTCCTCGCGTTGGCGTCTTGGCCCGAGAAGGTAAGAGAGACCGTAGCGCCGCACACTGGCGCCCCTGGTACTCGACCAAGCGCTGGAGAGAGCTACGGCTCAAGGTGCTGGAGCGAGACGGCTACGTCTGCCAGCGCACCGGCGTAGTCTGTGCCGGGGTCTCGCCCGAGCCGAACAGCCCGGTCGTGAACCACAAGGTTCCACACCGCGGCGACCCCGCCCTGTTCTGGGACGAAGCCAACCTCGAGACCGTGACCAAGCAGGTCCACGACACCATCATCCAGGCTGAGGAGCAGGGAAGCCTGCACACCCGAGGCGGCTGGGGCTGAGGAGATCGAGAATGCAACAGCCCGGCGATCTCCAAAAACGCGGACCACGCGGCGATGCACTCGTCGATTGGGCGAAGGGCGTCATGTCAGGCCAGCCGCCAGCGCCGCCGCCCATGCGCATCCGCCTCGGCCACACCGGCATCGAGTGGAACGTCGGTGACCCTATGCCCACGGAAGCGAAGAACGCGATCCTTGCCGAGAAGCTGGTGTGGGGCGCGATCCTTGGCGGCTTCGTTGTCGGCGCGCTCGCTCTTGGCGCTGTAGCCATCTTTGGAGGATGAGCATGCACGTTGATACGATCAACATCGACGCCACCGCTGCTCTCTTGGGCTTCAAGATCAAGGTGCGCGGTCTCAACGGCCTGGCCTTCCGTCTCACCCTAGCCCGCGCCCTGTTCGCGTTCGCCGGTCGTGTTGCTGGTGTCCCGGTCGTAATAGACACCGAAAGCGCCCGCCGCCGCGTCCTGCTGGATGAGGCCGACAGGCAGATCGATCGCCGCGTCGGCTGCGTCTACGTCAGTACCCATACCGAAGTGGATGAGGACGGGCAGCGCTGGCGGACGTGGGACCGCATCAAGCTCCCCGACTGATAGGGGGGGGGGTATGTTGAGGTCAAAACGGCCTTCCGCCGCAGACCCGCGCCCCAGTCACGCGCAGATTTTTTTTCCAGAAGTCGCGAGTTCAGCCGATGACCGAAGAAAAGCGGCGCGGCCGGCCGGAACATGAGCCCACGGAAGAGACGAGGCTGAAAGTCCGCGTTCTCAAGGCCGGAGCGATGTCGCAGCTCGCCATCGCCGAGGCGATCGGCATTTCGGAGCCCACGCTCCGCAAGCACTATTCTTCCGAACTGGACCAGGGCGGCGCCATCGTCACGGCTGAAGTTCTGATGGCCCGATATCGGGCGGCGATGGGCGGCAGCGTCCCTGCCCAGAACAAGCTGCTGGAATTGGCCGGCACCCTGCCTCCGAACAAGATGGGCCGCCCGCCGTCCACCAAGGCCGAGCCCGCACTGGGCAAAAAGGCCGAGGCTGAACTGGCCGCCCAGGATGCGCACGAGGGAACTGGATGGGCGGACCTGGTGAAGCACTGACCCGGCAGGGCTGGGACTTTTCTCAGCCCGATTGGGAACAGCGTCTTCGCGAAGGTAGGTCTCTGGTCCCCGACCTCCCGCTGGACAAGGCGGAGGCCGATCGAGCAGCAGCCATCTTCGACCGGCTTCGCCTGCCAGACGTGAAAGACCAGCCGCCGTTCCGCGTTGCCGCGGGCGACTGGCAGAGAGACATCGTCAGGGCGATCTTCGGCTCGCTGATCGACGGCGAGCGGATGGTGCCGGAGGTCTTCCTCCTCGTGCCAAAGAAGAACTCGAAGACGACGGGCGGCGCCGGGATCGCTTTGACCGGCCTGCTGATGAATGAGCGTCCGACAGCCGAGTTCATCTATGTCGGACCCACGCAGGAAGTGGCCGACCTGGCTTTCCAGCAGACCAAGGGAATGATCGAGGCCGACGAGGCCGGGTTCCTCCAGCGGCGCTTCCACATTCAGGAGCACAAGAAGTCGATCACGGATCGGCGCACCAAGGCGAAGCTGAAGATCAAGACGTTCGACAGCAAGGTCGTCACCGGCTCCAAGCCCGTCTTCGTCCTGCTGGACGAACTGCACCTGATGGGTGCGATGAACAACGCGTCCAACATCATCGGCCAGATCCGTGGCGGCCTCCTGGCGAACCCGGAAGCCGCGCTGATCATCATCACCACGCAGTCGGACAAGCCACCGGCAGGGCCCTTCAAATCGGAGTTGAACTACGCCCGACGTACCCGTGACGGGGAGATCACCAACTCGCGGATGCTGCCCATCCTGTACGAGTTCCCCAGGGCAATGCAGGCCGACCAGGAGAAGCCATGGCGCGACCCGTCGAACTGGTCGATGGTCACGCCGAACATGGGCCGGTCGATCACGCTACCCCGCTTGGTCGCCGACTATGACGCGGCGATGGAAAAGGGCGCCGAGGAAGAGCAGCGCTGGGCATCCCAGCACCTGAACATCGAAATCGGCATCGCCCTTCACGCGGATCGCTGGGCCGGCGCCGACTACTGGGCCGCCGCCAGCGAAGTTCGCAGCCTGGAGGAATTGCTCGAGCGCTGCGAGGTGGCAGTTGCCGGCGTCGACGGTGGTGGTCTGGACGACCTTCTGGGCTTGGGGGTGATCGGCCGGGAAAAGGGAACGCGCAACTGGCTCTCATGGAGCCGCGCCTGGGCTCACACCCGCGTACTGGAACTTCGCAAGGATATCGCCGAGCGGCTTCGTGACTTCCGGAGGGATGGCGACCTGATCGTCTGCGAGGACCCAGAGGAGCCGGTCCGTCAGGTGGCGGCTCTGATCAGACAGGTCAAGGACGCGGGTCTGCTGCCCGAACAGCATGGCGTCGGCCTCGACCCCTGGTGCGTCGCTGACCTGGTTGAAGAACTGGCGTTGGTCGAGATCGTGGACGAAGCACTGGTCGCGGTGCGCCAAGGCTCGGCCCTGTCGCCGGCGACATGGGGACTTGAGACGAAGCTCTACAAGAAGACCTTCCGCCCCACGAAGTCCGCCATGATGGAATGGTGCGTCGGCAATGCGAAAGCCGAGCAGCGCGGCAACGCCCAGCTGATCACCAAGCAGGCCGCCGGCAAGGCCAAGATCGACCCGCTGGTCGCCGTCTTCAACGCGGCCATGCTGATGAGCCGGAACCCCACGGCACCCCGCAAGCGGAAGCCTCGAATCCAAATCCTCTGAAGGAGGCCGGAATGAACCGCGCCTATAGCGTCCTTGAAATCAGGGCCGTCAGCGAAGACGCGCGCGAAATCGAGGGCATCGCCACAACCCCTTCGACCGACCGGATGGGCGACATCGTCGAGCCGCTCGGCGCCAAGTTCGCGGCAGAACTGCCGCTGCTCTGGCAGCACGACCATCACTCGCCCGTCGGCCACGTCCGGTTCGGGAAGCCGACCGCCAAGGGCATTCCCTTCAAGGCGACGATCTCGAAGGTCGAAGAAGAGGGCGAGTTGAAGGCCCGTCTCGATCTGGCCTGGCAGTCCGTGAAGGCCAAGCTGGTTCGCGCCGTCTCCATTGGCTTCCGGGCCATGGAATACGCCCTGATGGAAGGCGGCGGCGTCCGCTTCACCGAGACCGAAATCCTCGAACTCTCGCTCGTGACGGTCCCGGCGAACGCCGACTGCACGATCACCACCATTCGCTCCATCGACAGCGCATTCCGGGCCGCGTCAGGCCGACCGGAAGACGATGACGTGGATCGGACCCCGCCCGGCGCTTCGGGCCCCACCAAGGCGGCCCGCCCGGTCGTCTCTCTCAAACCGAAAGCGCCCAAGGAGGGCACGATGAATATCGCTGAACAGATCAAGGCCTTCGAGAAGGCAAAGGACGGCAAGTCCGCTCGCCGCACCGAAATCCAGAAGGCTGCGGCTGATGAGGGCCGCACCAAGAATGCGGCCGAGCGCGAGGAGTTCGACACCCTCGGCGAAGAGATCAAGTCGATCGACGCCGAACTGAAGGATCTGCGCGAACTCGAGGCTGCTGACGCCGGCACCGCCAGGCCGCTCGGCGCTGTCAAGGACGAGAGATCGGGCAGCGACGCTCGCGCTCCCAGCCGCGCGGAGGTGAAGGCGCCGGTTCTGCCCAAGGGCACGGCCTTCACGCGCTACGCCATGGCCATCGCTCTGGGTAAGGGCAACCTTGTCCAGGCAGTCGAGATCGCCAAGGGCTGGAAGGATTCGACCCCCGAAGTCGAGACCGTCCTGCGTGCTGCAGTCGCCGCCGGCAGCACGACTGACGCGGACTGGGCCAAGCCTCTGGTCGAGTACCAGAACATGACGTCCGAGTTTGCGGAACTGCTGCGCCCGCAGACCATCATCGGTCGCATCGAGGGCCTGCGCCGCGTTCCCTTCAACATCAAGGTTCCTCGCCAGACGGCCGGCTCCTCGGCGTCGTGGGTCGGCGAAGGCAAGCCCAAGCCGGTTTCGGAGCTGGCCTTCGATCAGATCCAACTCGGCATGACCAAGCTGGCGGGTATCGTGGTCCTGACCGAAGAACTCGTGCGCGCCTCCAATCCGGCTGCCGAGGGCATCGTCCGCACCGACCTGGCCGCTACCATCGTCTCGACGATGGACCGCGACTTCGTCGATCCCGGTAACGCCGGAACGGCCAATGTGAAGCCTGCTTCGATCACCAATGGTGTGACGCCGGTGATCGCGTCGGGCCAGGATGCTGACGCCGTCCGCGGCGACGTTCGCAAGCTTCTGGCCAAGTTCCTGCAGGCCAACCTCAACCTGACCGGCGCTGTCTGGATCATGAGCGAGACCACGGCGCTGGGCCTGTCGCTGATGCTGAACCCCTTGGGGCAGCCGGAGTTCGCCGGGCTGCAGATCAACGGCGGTTCGGGAGGCACCTTCTTCAACCTCCCGGTCGTGCTGTCCGAGAACGTCATGCCCAACGCCGGCACTGGCGATCCGGTCACCGGCGACGGCGCCCGCATCATTCTGGCGAAGGCGTCCGAGATCCTGGTCGCCGACGATGGTCAGGTGCTTCTGGACGCTTCCAACCAGGCGTCGCTGCAGATGAACACCGCCCCGGCCGACGGCGCGGCCGAGTTGGTGAGCCTCTGGCAGAACAACCTGGTCGGCATCCGCGCCGAGCGCTTCATCAACTGGTCCAAGCGCCGCGCGCAGGCGGTCCAGTACATCGATCAGGCCAAGTACGGCGGCTGATCGACCGAAGAGGCCCGCTGATCATTCGGCGGGCCTTTTCCTTTTCACAGGAGAGCGCCCATGGTCGAGAAAGTCGATCTGATCGCCACCAAGGCGATGTCGTATTCCACGCGCCGGCTGGTCGCTGATGCCCTGTTCCAGGCGTCTCGCCGAGACGCTCGACTGCTGGTCGCAATCGGCAAGGCGAAGTTCGCCGACGAGACCGAGCAAGCGCCCGCGAAGCCGAAGGTGGTGCAGGCGGCCGCCAAGCCGAAGGCAGAGCGCCGCAAAGCCCCCGCCAAGCCGAAGGTGGCCTAACCGGTGGCTCCGGTCGTTCTGGTCCTGCTTCTCGCCGTCACGGCGGCCGTGCTCGCCATCGCTGGTGTGGCGGTCCTGTTCGGTCTCGGGTGGTCGCTGATCGCCGCCGCTCTGTCCTGCGCGATAGGGGCGGGTTTCCTTGCTCGGGGGCTGAAAGCGAATGCGTGATTTCGGCATCCTGCGAACGGTTCAGAACGCGCTCGTGCAGCGCTCCACCGCCCTCCACGCAGTGGCGCCGCGCACCGGCCCGCGCACGATCCTCGAAAGCTTCGCGGGCGCCTGGCAGCAGAACGTCGAGGTCCGGACAGCGGACGTGCTGGCCTTCCCGACGGTCTATCGCTGCATCAGCCTGATCGCGTCGGACGTCGCCAAGCTGCGAGTGAAGCTGGTCCAGCGAGACGAGGACGGCATCTGGTCGGAGACCACGAGCGCGGCCTACTCGCCCGTTCTGCGGAAGCCGAACCTCTACCAGACGCGGATTGCGGTTTACTGCTGACATTTCCCAATAGAAACAACAACCTAGGCCTCTTTGGAGGCCTTTTTTGCGCCCTGCCCGGACTGCCGATCTCTACCGGCTACACCGCTGAATTTTCATCGTTTTCCCAAAACGTCCGGCGTGTCCACGCGACAACGACGCGACAACAGCGCGACAAGGAGACCCCTGCGCATGACCACCCAACGCGACAACACCACCGACCCGAATGCGGCCGATCTGCTCTACGGCGTGAAGGCCATAGCCGGGTTCCTCGGCCTGACGGATCGGCAGGCCCAGCACCGAATTGATGCCGGCGATATTCCGACCTTCCGGCTCGGCGGCGTGAAGCGCGGCACCATCTGCGCCCGGCGGTCGTCGCTCCGGTCGTGGCTCGCCGGGCTCGAGCGGCAAGCCCAAGGCCGCGCCGATGACTGATCACGTCGCCATCATCGGGAAGAACAGCCTGGAAGACGTGCGCGTCACGCTGGACGAGTTCAGCGGACACCAGCTGATTGACCTGCGGGTCTATGCCGACTTCCGTTCCGGCAATGTTCAGACGCGCGGGCCGACGAAAAAGGGCGTGAGCCTGAACGTCGTCCGTCTGCCTGACCTGATCGCGGCGCTAGAGGCGGCAAGGGTCGAGGCCGAGCAGCGGGGCCTGCTACCGGTGGCCGATGCGGCGCGGACATGACGTCAAAGGGCGGAGCGTCGCTCGGCTGCAAGGGCGCGACCGCCGGGTCAACGGGCCGCCAGAGGGCGAGCCCTGGGCTTGGATGACGCGCGCCATGCTGGAGAGCCCCGCGTGGGCCGCCTTGTCGATCCACGCGCGCAGGATCATCGACCGCGTGCTGGTCGAACACATGGCCCATGGCGGAACACAGAACGGCGCCCTGCCGGTTTCCTATGCCGACATCGAGGCTCTGGGCATTCGCCGCAATCGGATCGCCTCGGCCATCGCGGAAGCTGTGGCGCTGGGCTTTCTCGACCACAGACGGGGCCGGGCGGCGGGCGGCTCGGCGAAGGGTCATGTGCAGGTCTTCCGCCTGACCTGGCTCCGCACCGGCGACGGCGAACCGGCAACGAACCGCTGGAAGGCTCTGGACGCGGCCGAGGCGCAGGAAAAGGCGGCAGCGGCGAAGGAGAAAAGCGCCGACGCGCGCTACGCCACCCGCCGTCCCACAGGGAAGATATAGATAGTAGTCTCGCTAGCGACACTGCTGTGCGCCCCGCAATTCCTTTGTCGCGGTGGTCCGAAAGTGTCGCAAACGACACTGCTTCGGTGTCGCGAACGAGACTAGGCGATCTGAATTTCGCCAGCCCCATCCCCACAGATTTTTTACCGGAGGGCGCCTCTATGGCGACTGAGCTTCTGCGCCTGGTCCTCGCCGAGGTCCGGTCGCTTCGCGCCGATCTCGAGCGGGCGGGCCTCATTCCGCCACCCGCGCCGCTTGACGACCTCCTCCTGGTCGCCATCGCCAACGCTGTCGGCGCCAAGGCTTTCACCGCCGGCGAACTGATCGACCATGCCGACAAGGCCGACGACCAGCTTAGGACGGCCTTGGTTGCGAGTTTGGGCGAGAAACCCGCCCCCCGCAGCCTCGGGAAGCAACTGGCCCGAATGGAGGGAAAACCCTGCGGTGGTCTAGCCATTTGGCGTCTGGGCGAAGAGCGCGCGGGGATCATCTGGGCTGTGCGACCAGCGGGTTAGGCCACCAAACCCGCCATGTGCATGGTGAAGAACCGGAGCGGCGGGCAAGCAGGGTTCAACCCGTCACCTATCGGAGGCCGCTGTGAATCGCGTTGCTGACCTGACCCAAAGCTATATCACCGTCGAAAAGGCGACGGCCTTCGCCGGCTGGGCCGCAGCCCTGATGCTCTCCAAGGGCAATCAGGAACAGGCCCTGGCGATCTTCGAGAGCCGCAATGCCGGTTCGAAATATGTCGAAACCGTGCGGAAGGCCGTGGTTGAGCCCGGCACCACCGGCGGCTGGGGCAGCCCTATCGCTAGCCCCCGCGCCCTCGGTGACGGCTTCATGGAGTTCGTCCGCCCGCGAACTGTGCTGGGCCGACTGATCGGCACCCAAGCCGTTCCCTTCAACGTCGTGATGGGCAGCCAGACCAGCGGCTTCGGCGTCGGCTGGGCGGGCCAGGGCAAGCCGATCCTGGTCAGCGCTGGAGCGTTCGAGCGTGAGGAAATGAAGCGCTCCAAGATCGCGGGCATTGTGGTTCTCACCCAAGAGCTGATCTCGTCCATCGATCCCGCCGCCCGGCAAGCGATCACCCGCGATCTTGCTGGCGCGACGGTGGAGTTCAGCGACCGTGAACTGCTGGATCCGGCCAAGGCCGGTTCTGACGACGAACCGGCTTCGATCACGAATGGCGCCATCGAGGTCACGGCTACCGGCAACACCGCCGCCGAGGTTGAGGCCGACATCACTGCCATGGTGACGGAGATGGCCACAGGCGGTGCGTCGATGACCGCGCCGTATTTCGTGATGAAGCCGACGACGGCCCTTTTCCTGGCTGGCCTGCGCACGGCGGGCGGGCAGCGCGTGTTCCCTGACGTGGGTCCGCTCGGCGGTTCGATTCTGACTATCCCGGTTCTGACCTCTGCATCGTCCCCTGCCCAGATCACGCTCATCGACGCCTCTCACATTCAGGTGGCTGACGCTGGCGTGGATATCATCACCAGCACCGAGGCGACGCTCCAGATGGACAGCGCCCCCGCCGAGGGCGAAGCGGCACTGGTCAGCCTCTGGCAGCTCAACCTGATCGCTCTCAAGGTCACGCGGTTCATCCGCTGGAAGCGGGCGCACGCCGCCGCCGTGGTCTTCATGCCGGTGAGCTACTGATGAACACGCGAATCCTCGACGTTCTCATCTCGCTTTGGGGGCGTAGCTCTACCCCGGAGGCCGTCCGCAACGTGGAGCGGCTGACGGCGTATCGTGACGCCTTGCTGGCCCGTCAGCCCGTGCGGAGGAGTGGCGCATGACGAAGGCTAAGACCGATCCCATCGCAGCGGCGATCAAGGCGGCCGAGGCCCGACGCGACGCCGCCCCGAAGGGAAGCGACGCTCGCGCGAAAGCCTGCGTCGACCTCGCCGCTGCCGAACGCATCCAGCGGGACGCCAGGCGCGCAGCCGGCGAAGCCTTGGTCCCGGAGGAGCAGCGAGACCTTCCCGTTACGTTCGGCCACCTTGAGGATGTGATGGCGGTCGTGAAGTCCGCGCTCGCCACCATGAGGACCCGCGTCGATGTCCTAGAGGGCAAGCCCAGGAAGGGAACGAAGCGATGACCGAACGCGAGGAAGCGATTGCCCGCGCCGTGTTCCTGATCGCCCGAAACCCTGACCTGTCAGGGACCTCGTGCGACGACGTGGTGGCGATGCTGCCCACGATTACCGAGGCCATCGACCGGCACCTGATGCTCCGTTCAGCCGACAAGGCTCTGACAGCCAATGGCCCCGTTCACTGATCCGTCAGTCGCTCCCGCCCTCCTTGGGCCGCTGACGGGCGCCGGGAGGGTGAGGCGCAACCCTCCCGGCACCACTACCCCCGGGGGGGAGTGTTCGAACAGGAAACACGTTTCCCTCGCTGACCCGCGCCCCAGTCACGCGCAGATTTTTTTCGCTCCCGAAATGCTTAGCGCGAACCGCTCTGCCGCTGGTGACGCCAAAGCCCCGCCGCAACTGGGTTTGACCCGGTCTGAAGCCGGCCGGGACCCGCTAATAATTGCTAATAGGGTCGCCGTGCGAACCGCCCAGCGGACCCTGGCGCGAACCTATCCCCCCATCGTCATCACCAGGAGGCCGCGATGAGCGACCAGCCCATGCCCAAGACCGGAATTCGTCTAGAGATTGGGGGTATCCCGCGCCTGTTCGCGCTTCGTTGGGCGGGCCTTGTGGCCTGCCAGGAGGCCGCTGACGCTGGTCCCATGGTGGTCTATCGATCGTTGCTGCAAGCCGACGCCCGGGCCGAGGTTGTGCGGACGGTTCTGCTCGAGGGCCTGCGGGACGCCGGCGAGGCGCACCCCGGCCCGATCATCGACGCCTATCTGGCGGATTATCCCTTCGGTGACGCCATCGTCGCCGCCGAGAAGGTGATGGGCGCCGCCCTGCTCGGGCCGGAGGCCGTTAGCTGATGGCCCGCGATCAGATCGAGGCGCTCACCCTCACCATGTCGGCGGACCTGCGCCGGTTCGAACGGTCGATGGCGTCAATGGCGGCGACCGCCGACAAGCGACTGACGGCAGTCGAGCGGCAGGCTACCCGCAGCAGCACGGCGCTCACGCGGATCATGGGCGGGGCCGGGACCGACATGGTCGCGTCGTTCCGCAACAGTCTCGGCGCCCTAGCTCCGACGCTCGCAGCAGCATTCTCGACAGCCCAGGTGGTCAAGTATGCTGACGCCTATACCGGGCTGCAAAACCGCCTGAAGGCCACGGGCTTGGAGGGAGAAGCCCTTAAGCGCGTGGAAGACAGCCTCTATGAGACCGCAAACCGCAACGGCGTAGCGGTGGCGGCGACCGCCGAACTCTACCAGCGCGCCGCAATGGCGCGGGAGAACCTGGGTGCCAGCGAGCAAGACCTGCTGAACATCGTGTCAGGCACCTCGGCGGCCCTGAAGCTGCAAGGCACGTCAGCGACCGAGGCGAGCGGAGCGCTGCTCCAGCTAGGCCAGTTACTCGGCGGCAACATGGTTCAGGCCCAAGAATACAACAGCCTCATCGACCAACTGCCGGTGGTCTTGGAGGCGGTGGCGAAAGGATCTGATCGCTGGGGCGGGTCGGTCAACAAGCTGACGCGCGACGTGAAAGACGGCAAGGTCACGGTGCAGGAATGGTCGGCTGCGATGCTCAAGGGCTTCGCTGACATCGAGACCCGCGCCGGCGCCTCGACCACGACTGTGGGGGCTTCGCTCCAAACGCTGAACAACCAGCTAGGGCGGTTCGTCGGTCAGGCCGACAGCGGCCTGTCCGCCACGCAACGCATGGCCCAAGGCATCGAGTTGCTGGCGAACAACCTCGACGTGGTGGCGACTGCTGGCGGCGTCGTCGTGACGGTGGTCGGGACGCGCATGGTGGTTGCAAATGCTGCGGCCGCCACGGCGGCGGGCGTGAACGCGGCGGCGCAGTTGTCGCTGATCGCCGCCATTTCAGGCACGTCCCGAGCCGCCTTGCTCGGCGCCGTCGCGATGCGGGGTCTAAGCGCCGCCAGCCTGTTCTTCCTGACCAACCCCGTCGGCCTGGCTATCACCGCCATCGCTGTGGCTGTGGGGCTGGTCGCCATGAAGGGGCGGGAGGCGTCGCCGGCCATGAAGGAGTTGGAGGGGCAGACCAACAGGACCACGACCGCGCTCGACGCTTACGAGGACGCCGCCAAGATCGCCGCCAACTCAACAGGCCAGGCGCGCATTGCGGCCCTGGAACACGCGGCTGCCTTGCGGGAAGAAGGTTCGGAAGCCGTCGCGGCATCGAGGGCGCTGCTCGAGAAGGCCCGCGCTGCACGGATCGCCGCGGCGCAAGCCGAGCAGGTCGCCGCCAAGGCCGTAATGGATCGCAGCGTCGCCGGTTCGAACATCGGCACCCTTCAGCAGGGTCAATACGCCACCGCGAGGGCCCGATATGAGCGCGCCGCCGCCGAAGAGTTCCAGGCGGGCTATGACTACGCCGCCAACGCGAACCGGCTGGAAAGCATCATGGCGACCGCCCGCACCGGCGGCTATGTGCAGGCTCCAAGCGCTGCCGGCTCTACGCCGAAGCCCGGCCGGGGCGCGAGCGGGCCCACACCCGAGGAGCTTGCGGCGCAGCGGGAAATGTTGCGCCTTCAGGGCGAGGTTTCTCTCCTCCAAGCCCGAGGCCGCGAAGATGACGCCCGTGCCGTTCAACGGCGGATCGACCTGCTGACCCTGACGAAGCAGTATCAGGACGCCGGCTTCACGGACGCCTCCAAGGAGGCCGAAGCCTACCTGCAGGCCCTGCACGAAGCCGAGGACGCCAGCCGCCAACTCGACAAGGACCGAGAGACCCGTCTCAAGACCATCGAGCGGGAAGCAGAGGCGCAGCAGCTTCTGTCAGATCAGGCGTTCGCCCGCCTTCAGCACGAAACCGACCTCGCGCGCCTTACCGGCGATCCCAAGCGCATGGAGGCGGCCGAGCGGGAACTGTTCATCGCCCAGCGGATCAACGACCTGATGCGTGAGCGCCCGGAACTGGATGCAGCCGGACGCCGCAACACGGCCGAGCGGGAATGGTCAGCGCTGGACGCCGCCGACCGCGAAGGCCAGCTCCGCGACGAGTTCAGGCGCTCTTTCAGCGACGGTATCAGGGCCGCCATCGACGGCGACATGGGCGGGTTCTTCGAGAACCTGGCCGACCGCTTCACCAGGCGGATGCTCGACAACCTGGCCGACAATCTGTTCGACCTGTTCCAGCAGGCCGGCAAGGGCGCCGGCACCGGTGGCGGTGGTTGGCTGTCGTCCCTGTTCAAGAGCATCCCAGGCTTCGCCACCGGAGGCAGGATCAGCGGTCCCGGCACCGGCACGTCTGATTCCATCCCTGTCATGGCGTCGGCGGGCGAGTTCATCGTGAACGCGAAGGCCGCGAAGACCTTTCAGCCTTTGCTGGAGGCCATCAACCGGGGCAAGCTGCCGATGTTCGCGTCAGGTGGCGCGGTCGCGTTCTCGCCCACGAACGAGGCGGGCCCGGAGATCGTCACCGCGCCCGCCCCGCTGATCAGGAGGAAGGCGGCATGAGCCTTCTTAACTGGCAACTCGCATCCGATGGCGTCCTAGTCATGTCGGACACGCTGTGCACGCTCAACGAGCAGCCCTACAAGTTCGGTCCTAAGGTATCTCACCTCGCACACCTCGACATGCTCATGGGCGTAACCGGCTATCACGACGTCTTCCTTCGGTGGTCTCACCTGTTGAACGGACACGCGCCAGGTCTGGGTATTGACGATCTGGACGACTACGCGGCCACTGCGCTGCCAATCCTTTGGGACAGCATGTTTCCGTTTGGCACGGATTTTCGCACTACGGTCAGGCATTGGGGCTGGAGCGAAAGGGAGGGTCGGTTTGTAGGTCGCTCTTTCCGCTCGACCGACGGCTTCGCGGCAGAGGTCATGCCTGATGGGTTCGGGTGGTCGCCTGACCCCGCCCCTGGCGTAAATCCTGCCGACGTGACGACCTTCGATGACATGGTGGAGGTCGCAATGGGCCAGCAGGCGTTCGGCCTGACGCCGCCTGACGGCGAGCCCCGAACCTACGTCGGCGGCGACCTGATCTTGCACTCGATGGGGTCTGACGCCGGGGCGGTGGTCACGACCAGCCAGAAGGTGCAGCGCTTCGCATCCTACGACGAGCACCTGGTTGCGGTACGCGAGGCGTTGCAGGAGACCTAACCCGCCCCGTTTCGCCAACTTGGCGACTCGGGGAGCGGGCCTGCTCGGAGATGGGCTGGAACTTCGTCTCATCGGTGGACGAAGTTTCGATGAGCGTAACCTCATGCTGCTTCGTCCCAACGGTGGACGGAGCAGCGCTTACCGCTTCTGGTGTGGAAGCGGTGGCGGGCTTATCGTTACCTTCAGGAACGATACTTGGTTGTCCGACCGAAGCGACTTCGCCACGGTCTTGCGCCGCGACGCGGCGCGGCCGGCGTAAGTCGCCAACTTGGCGACACACGACAAAACCCCCGGCCTTGCGGCTCGGGGGCTTGGTGTGTCATCGTGTCCAGGAGTGTAGCAACTCGGACCAGAGATAGGCTTTCCGACCCGTTGGCGCGGGAAGGGAGCCGAAATACGCGAGGGCGAAAGCCCACGTGAGGGAGACCGGTTGGCGCCGGTTCGCTCGCCGACACCTTATGTCGGGAGGCTGGCGCTATACAATACCCTCGCGGGGAAATCGTCAGACCTGTCTCTCTGGCAGGTTGCTACCCTCCCGACACCAAGGCGGCCCCTTGGGACCGGCTGTAGCAAGCCGATACCAGAGAACGACCAATGACCCACGCTATCGCCCTGTCAGGGCCTTGGGAGGGCCTGAGAGCCCTGCCGCGCACCTTGCGCACCCCATACCACCGCCGCCGCCTAGAACTTGGCCTAGAGCGCATCGACGGCCTCTACGAACAGATGGCCGCGCGCGCCGCCTTGTTGAAGGCGGGCCTTTCGCGTCTGGACGGCCTGCGGGCCGGCATGATCGACCAACTCGATGCGATCGATGGCGACGCCGACTTCGAGCCCAGCTTAGGCGCCTCAGAACTCCGGGCGACCGAGAGCCAAGCATTCTCGGCGGCGACCATGCCGCTGAACGGCGGCGGGTGGACCGACGCGGAAGACGAGTGCGAGGACGAAGGCGCGGCTTGCGACGACGAAGGTTTCGACGTCGACGGAGAAGACGAGGAGGCGGCCTATGCATAGCCTCTGCGGAACCCTGGCCGAACAGGCTGAATTTGGGCTGCTGAACGAGCTGGCTGTGATGCAGCTTGCGCAGAAAGCCGCGACGTCGCTTTACCTGCCAGACACCAAAGTCGAAGCCCTCTACGGCCACGCGGATCTACTCTGGCGCCGCATCGCCTCCGAGCCGGTCCAGAGCCGATATGACGCCGCTGCGAAGCTGGAGCTGCTGATCTTCGACTATGACGAAGGGCGCGAACCGCTCGACCCGTCCATCTCCATGGTTCGGCAGGTCGAGCGGTGGCTTCGGACGCCGTCGGTCTGGAGGTCCGCCTGATGGCCGCAGCCAACGACAACTACACGCCCGCCCAGGCCGAGGCTTTCGAGGACCTGCTCGACCGTCTCGACCTGATCAACGTCCGAACGCCCAGCGCGGATGAAATCGAAATCGCCCTGCGCGGCATCAACTGACCACCGGCCCCGGTCGGCGGTGGTCGGCCGGGGCCCCCTTCAAGGAGAAAGACATTGGCGACAGTCCGAAAGAGGAAGTGGACGCATAAGGGCGTCGAGCGTGAGGCCTGGGTCGTCAGCTATAGCGACGCAGCCGGGACTCGGCGGATCAAGACCTTCGAGAAGAAGCGCGACGCCGACAACTACCGCCTGAGCGTAGAGCAGGAGAACGCCACTGGCGGCACCGGCACAAGGCTCAACATGACTGTGAAGGCTCTGTGCGAGGAGTTCTTGAGAGAGAGCGCGGCGCGGGCAAATGACGGCCGCATCGGGGCGTCTCGCCATCGGTTCTTGTCGATGATCTGCAGGACTAAATTCCTGCCGGCATTTGGCGCTCGGGCCATCGGCGATCTGACAGCCAACGACCTGTCAGCGCTCTACAGCACGTTTCAAAGTGATCACGGCAACAAGCCTAGCGTTGCCCGCGACCGGATCTACAACATCAGCCTGATCCTGGCCTATGCCGTGGACCGCGGATACCTCCGCAAGAACGTCGCGAAGGACGCTCTTCGAAGGTTGCGGGGGGTTACCGCCGCACCGATACGCACCTTCTCGGCCGACGAGCTGCGGGCGGTGGTCTTTGCGACGATGGAGCGCCGCAAGGGCCAACAGGCGCGTTCCCACGCGTTCATCCGTCTGTGTGTCCACCTGGCCCTGTTCTGCGGCCTCCGGCGCGGCGAAATCTTCGGCCTGCGGCCCGAGGACATAGATGCTGACCGCCGCGTCATCCGGATTCGCAAGAGCCTGACGCAGTTCGATGAGTTGAAAGCACCGAAAACGCGCTCCGGTCTGCGAGACGTTCCTGCGCCGCCTCACGTGCTCGACATGCTGGCTGCCTGGGCGCGGGACTTCTATGTCCCCAACGAACGCGGCCTATTGATCAGGGCTGTTGCCCGGCCCTATCGATCAGCGCAGGCCAAGACCCCTGACGCGAACCCGCATCAGAACTTCGACGCACTGCACTGGAAGAAGCTCTTGGCGACCGCCGGACTATACGTCGCGGGAGGTGATAACCTGCACTTCCACGCCCTCCGACACTTCGCCGCGAGCGCCTGGATCACCGAGGGCATTCCCCTTATGGAGGTCGCCTTGCTGATGGGCCATGCGCGCTTTGATATGACCCTCCAGACCTACGCCCACCCCATCGTTGGACAGGGCCAAAGCCACGCCGCCGTTGACCGCTTGGCGGGGCGTATGATCGCCAGCGCCCGAATGCTGGACGCGACAACAGAGCGACAACAGGCTCTAACCCATTGATTTAATAAGCGGTATTTAATCAGACGCGCATCCAGTTCTTCGAATGCTGGATGATCTCGAAGCTGATCAAGGGCAACACCTATGCCCTCAAAGAGCGCGATCGCCGCGGGGTCGTCACACGCATGCACGTGCTTGACCCGGATCGGGTGGAGCCCCTGATTTCACAGACCGGAAGCCTGTTCTACCGGCTGAAGACTGACGAACTGGCGGGGCTGCCCGACGAGATGATCGTGCCTGGCCGAGAGATCATCCACGACCGGATGAACCCGCTCTATCACCCCCTCGTGGGGGTCTCTCCGATCTATGCCGCCGGGCTTGCCGCCGTGCAGGGCCGCCGCATTCAGGAGGAGAGTGCGTCCTTCTTCGCCAACGGCGCCAAGCCGGGTGGCGTCCTCACGTCGGACAGCGAAATCGACGCCGCGGACGCCAATCAGATCAAGGCCGACTGGAAGACCATGTTCTCCGGCAAGAACGCTGGGAACGTCGCCGTGCTGGCGGACGGTCTGAAGTATCAGGAAATCCAGATCACGGCCCACGATTCACAGCTGATCGAACAGCTCAAGTGGTCGTCGGAGACGGTCTGCTCGGTGTTCGGCGTCCCGTCATACAAGGTGGGCGTTGGCACGCCGCCTTCGCACGACAACGTCGAGGCGATGGACACCCAGTATTACGCTCAGTGCCTGCAGACGCACTTCGAGCATATCGAACTACTGCTGGACGAAGGTCTGGCCATGCCCGAGGGCCTCGGCACCGAGTTCGATCTGGAGGACCTGCTGCGCCTCGACAGCAGGTCCCAGATGGAAGTGCTCGACAAGTCCAAGGGCAAGATGACAGTTAACGAACAACGCAGGCGGCTCGGCCTTAAGCCGGTCGCCGGCGGGGACACGGTCTATCTGCAGGAGCAGGATCACAGTCTCGCCGCCTTGGCGAAGCGCGACGCTCGTGAAGACCCGTTCGCCAAGGGTGCCGCTCCTGCCGCCCCCGCTCCAGCCAACGACAACGCCGACGAGGAGGCCGAGGCCCAAGCCAAGGCCGCGCTCGAAGCCATCACCAAGGGGTTCGCCTGATGTTCGACGGGAAGGCCTTTGGCGAAGCGATCGTCGCCCAGGTGCGCGGCTTTGTGGACAGCGCGATCGCGCCGGTTCTGCAGCGCCTGAAGGCGCTTGAGGACGCGGCCCCGGCGCGGGATGGCAAGGATGCTGATCCGGCTGAGATCCAGCGAATGGTGGACGAAGCGGTCGCCAAGGCTGTGGCCGCCCTGCCCAAGCCTGAGAACGGAAAAGACGGCCGCGATGGGGCAGACGGTGTCGGCCTGACCGGCGCCCTGATTGATCGCAGCGGGAACCTCGTCCTGACCTTCAGCAACGGCGACACGCGGGAGATCGGCGTGGTCGTCGGCCGCGACGGAAAGGATGGCCGGGACGGCACCGATGGTGAGCAGGGGCCGGCCGGGTTCGACCTCGACGACTTCGGCGTCAGCCAAGGCGAGGACGGCCGCACGATCGAGCTTCACTTCGAGCGCGGCGACCTGCGCGTCACCCGAGAGCTGGAACTGCCGGTGGCGATCTATCGTGGCGTCTTCAAGGAAGGCGAGGCCTACGCCGTCGGCGACATGGTCACCTGTGGCGGATCGGTCTGGTCGTGCACGGACGCGGGAGCAGAGAAGCCGGGCGACGGCGCCAAGGGATGGGTCCTGGCGGTCAAGAAAGGCCGCGACGGGCGGGACGGCAAGGACGGCGAGCGGGGCCCAGAGGGCAAGGCAGGGCCGAAGGGGCGCGATCTGACACAGATCGGAACGGACGGTTCGAAATGGTAGGCCTCGTCGCGCTCCCCGAACTGAAGACCCGGTTGGGCTTCGACTTCGACCATGACGACGCCACGCTGACCCTGATCCTGGGCGAAGCTCAGGACCACGTGCTGAAGTACGTCGCCGCAGTGGATGGCGCGTGGACGGCCCAGACGGTCCCGGCCCGCATTAGGTCGGCCATCATCCTCGTGTCGGCCCGCCTCTACGCCAATCGCGACGACGACGGCGAAATCCTGACTCCGGCGGTGAAGAGCCTGCTGCGCCGCGACCGAAAGCCAGTCGTCGCATGAAGGAGATCGAGATGCGCATCCTGATGAAGGAGACCCACAACTTCCAGCCGAAGGACGCGGGCCGGATCACGGTCAAGTACATCGGCGGCGAAGAGTACACGGTGAAGCGCGAGTGGGGCGCGCTGATGGTCCGCCGCGGCGTGGCCTCCGAGATCAAGGCACCGCCCAGGCCGAAGGCTGACGCCTGATGGTCGATCTGAACGCGGTGGTGGCATTCGACAGGCGCGGCCTGGATAGCAACGGCGATCCGGTAAACGAGTTCGCGGAGGCGTTCCGGTGCCGGGCGGCGGTGGACTACCAGCGTGGCTCGGAAACGGCGATCTCGAGCCGTCTCGAGGGCCGTCAGCCGGCGGCCATCATCGTTCGTGACAATCCGACCACGCGTGAAGTCACCTCGGCTTGGCGGGCGCGGATCATCTCCGGCCGACGCGTGAATGTCGGCGACGAGTTTAACATCCAATCGGCCGCTCCGGCGCGGGAGATGGGGTATCGGAACTTGCTCGGCGTCGCGGGCGGGGCGCCGGGCTGATGGGCTTCTCTAACCGCGACCGTCTGCGGCGGAAGATGCGAGCCATTCCGGTGACTGTCCGCAAGGCGGCGCGGGAGCAGTTGAAGAAGAACGCCGAGGAACTGGTCGAGACGCAAAAGGGCTTCGCTCCCGTCGACGCCGGCGCCCTGAAGGACACCATCAAGCAGCAGGACGTGTCGGACAGCACCCGGATCAGTCGGCGCGTTTCGGCCGGCGGACCGGGCATCCCCTACGCCGCGTGGGTGGAGTTCGGCCATGGCCAAGCCGATCCCAATCCCTTCTTCTGGCCCGCCTATCGCCTGAAGCGCCGGCTGTTCAAGGGCCGCATGAGCCGCGCCGCCCGGAAAGCCATCAAGGAGGCGATCAAGTGAACATCGCCACCGCCATCCGTACCGCCGCCGAAACGGCTCTGCGCGCTGACCCTGCGACCGTGACGGCCTTCGGCACATCGGCCGTCCGCCTCTATCCTCTCACCACGCCGAACCCTCCGGTGTTCCCCTACATCCGCATGCTGGTCCAGGTGATCGGCGACGACACCGAGTGCGGCGAAGGCAGCGAGGTCAACCTGACGCTGGAGATCTTCGCCCGCGAGGGTTCCTACGAAGACAGCGCCGAAACGGTCGAGGCCATCGCCGGCGCCGCGCGCAAGGCTCTGACCCGGCAGCTTCCGCTGACCGGCCACGTCATGGATGACTGGCTTTTCGAGGGCGACCGGCCCGTCAGCGATCCGGATGTCCTGACCGCGCACCGCTCGGTCTCGATCACCTATCTGACCTCGGCCTCGGCCTAGCAGAACCCCCGCCGCCTCCGGGCGGCTTCTTCATATCAGGAGGCCATCATGGCGTTCAAAGGCACGCGCGGGGTTCGCCTCGTGGTCAAGGTCGGGGACGGTGCAACCCCCGAGGTTTTCACGCCGCTCTGCACCATCAACGCCGAGCGCGGCATCACCTTCAATGCGCAGACCAACGACGAGACGATCCCGAACTGCGAGGACCTGGACGCCATTGCATGGCTGGTCCGCGAGAAGGCTTCGCTGTCGGTGGACGTCACCGGCGGCGGTAAGAGCCACAAGGACGACATCAAGAAGCTCTGGGACTGGTGGAAGTCGCCCGAATCCCAGAACTGCCAGGTCGTGGTCGATGACGATGTCGTCGCCAACCAGATCACCTTCGAGGGTCCCTTCCACCTGACCCAGTTCGACCTGAACGGAGCCGAGGGTCAGAAGATGGCCTCGACCATGTCGCTGTCGTCGGACGGCGAAGTCACCGCCACCTTCGGCGCCAACGTCGGGGGCGCCTGATGGGCCTGAAAACCGAAGTCCGCATCGACTTCGCAGGGGAGAGGCGGTCGTTCGACCTCTCCCCGATCGGGTGCGTCCGCCGGCTGCAGGACGCCTGCGATGCGGGACCGCAGTTCATTCTGAACCGCCTGTTTGACGGTTCGTGGAAGGATCACGACCTGCGCGAGCCCATCATTCAGGGTCTGGTCGGCGCGGGCATGGCTCAGCGCGACGCGCAGGCCCTGGTCGAGAAATGGGTCGATCCCGAGCCCAAGCGCCAGTTCATCCCCATCGCCCAGGCCGTGCTGATGGCTTGGCTGGTCGGTGCCGAGGATGAAGTGCTGGAAAAGTCCAAGGCGGGGGCGCCGAAGAAGAAGCGCTCCCGCGCGGCAAAATCAGCTTCGCCGGCATCTACGGAACCGGCGTCGGCGTCCTAGGCCTTTCGGCCCGCGACATCGACGCCATGACCTTCTGGGAGTTCGGCGTGGCGACCCAAGCGTGGGCCAAGGCGAACGGCACCGGTGAAGAACCGGTCGTCAGCCTATCGGACGACGACCACGATGCGCTGATGCGGAAGTACTCGTGATAGGGTGCCCTCCCAGACCATAGGGAGGGGAGATGCAGAGGGTTTTAACGGCGCTTGCTGTAGCGGCTATGATCGGGAGTTGCAGCAGCCCCACACCTACGGCTGAGCCTATTGTGGTTGATGGGGCCAAAGACGCTTTTTCTGCCGCCGGCCGGGCGGCGCTCAAGGCCAAGTTTCGTGCATCGGACCAGCCTCTCGTCGTTCAGGTTCGGCTTGTCGACGACTACGGCCAAGAGGTTTTACTTCCGGTTGTGACCCTGTCGTGGGCGAAGGCGGATCTCGACAAGATCGCCTGGAACAAGATGTCCGACGAAAGCATGGCCAACTTGGCCAACGTGCGGATCGATGGGGCGTATGGGGTCATCGCCTTCGCTCAATGGTGCGGAGACTACAGCCAGCTCTCCCCAAGGCTCTGTCGGCACGAGCGAGCCCGTGCTGAGGACGAATGGGCGACACGCCCGGTATAAACTTCACCAGATCAAATTTTCCAGGGCGGTTCTTCGGAGCCGCCCTTTTTCGTGGGGCGGTTATGGCTAGAGATCAGCTGGAAACTCTCGTGCTGACGATGAGCGCCGACCTCCGCCGCATGGAGAAGGAGCTGGCGCGAGGCGAGCGCAATTTCAATCGCACCGCCGACTCGATCGAACGCCGCCAGCGTCAGCTTGATAAGAACCTGGCGCAGCTTGGCTCACAGTTCGGCAACTTCGCGGCTCCGGTCCAGACTGCTTCGGCTCTGGCCCTGGGCGCCATCACTGCCTTGTCCTATCAGGCGGCAAAGCGAGCGGAGGCCGTAGACGGCGCCTTCCAGCAGACCTTCCGCAATATGCCAAAGGCGGCCTCGACGGCAGCGTCCGCCGTTTCCAGCGAGTTCAACCGACTCGAAACCGACGTGAAGGAGAACTTCACGCAGATGAGTTCGGTCATGACGGCGCTTGGCGTGGAGGCTCGCCAAGCCCTGAGTGTAACCGATCAACTCCAGCGTCGATCTCTCGACCTGGCGGCATTCCGTGACGTCGAGGACGCCGAGGCGTTCCGAGCAGTTATGTCGGGCATCACCGGCGAGACCGAGCCGTTGAAAAGGTTCGGCGTCGTCCTGAACGAAACCGCTGTGAAAGCGGAACTGCTGCGCCTCGGGTTTAAAGGCAATGCTCAGGAGGCCAGTGAAGCCGCCAAGGTGACGGCGCGTGCCAACATCATTCTCCGTCAGACTGCCGAGGTGCAGGGGCAAGTGGCGCGGGAGGCGGACAACGTCACCGAAAAGGAAAAGGCCCTTCGCACGGAGTTTGCCCGCACGGCCGAGCAGTTCGGCAAGCAGTTTCTTCCTGTCGCGACCGAGGTTCTGGGCTGGGCGACTGATGCTCTGACGGCCTTTAACAATCTGCCGACCGGCACCCAGGCGGCAGGCCTTGGCCTTCTCGCCCTCGTCGCCGCCAGCGGCCCCATCGCCATGGTGATCAAAGGCCTATCAGACCTGATAAAGGCGGCTATCGCCGCGCGGGCCGCAATGATGGCGCTCGGCGCGTCTGGCGGTGCCGGCGCTCTCGGCAAGGGCGCAGCAGCAGGCGGCGCGGCTGGTATCTTGTCACGCGTAGCCCCGACAGCCGCCGTCGGAGCGGGCCTGCTTGTGGGAACCGGTAGTTTCGTTGCGGCCCCAGAGCGCGACCGAGGCGTAGTCGAAGCCAGCCTAAAGTTTGAACAGGATCGACTGGCGCGCCTTCGGCGAGAGGGCCGAAGCGCGCGCTCCATTCAGGGTGCTGAGAAGCGCATCGCGGATCTCCAGGCCGAAGTCGCCACGATCGCCACCTCTGCGGCAAAGGGCGCCGTCAACGAAGTCGAAACGGCGGTGCAAACTGCCATGGCAACCGCCCCCGAGTTCAAGCTCAGCGAGGCCGATAAGACGACCGTCGGCGGTGGCGGCTCTGGCGGACGGTCTGGGGCTGTCCAACAACGTGCTGAGGAAGCCGCTGCGCAGCGCCGCGCCGAGGCTCGTGAAGCCCTGGCGCTGCAACAGGCCATCGATATCGCCAGGGTTTCGGGAAATGACGCCGCCATCAAGGCCGCAGAGGAGCGCCAGACGCTCGTTCAGATGACGGCCCAGTATGAAGCGGCCGGCTATACCGACGCCCGCGCCCGCGCCATCGAGCACCTGTCCTACATCAACGCCGCCGAGATGGCCGCCGAGGAGCGCGAGAAGGCCGAGAAGCAGATCGACGACATCCTGGACGGCCGCCGCCGTCAGATGGAGCGTGATGCCGACTACGCGCAGCTTCTGAACGATCAGCTTATGGACCGCCTTGGCTATGAGGCCGAGCTGGCCCGCATCAGTGGCGCGGACGGCGCCATTCGCACAGCCGAGCGTCGCCTCTTCATTGAGGAGCGAACGCTCGAAATCCTGCGCCTGAAGCTGGCTGCGACCGAAGCTGAGGCGCGGGCCATGGCTGGAGGCGAGTTCGACACTCTCGCCGCCGCTGAGGATGGGCGAACCATTGCCTCGAACATCGTCTCGGTCCTGCGCTCCGACAATATCTGGGAGGAGGCCGGCCGTCGGTTCAAGGACGCAGCCTGGGACGGCGTTGAGCAGCTTCTCTCAAGTCTGTTCGCGCAGATGGGTAAGGGCGGTGGTGGAAGCAGCGATTGGCTCTCCGCCTTAGCGTCGATGTTCACCGGCGGCCGCAAGGCGGCGACCGGGCGCAGTGCAACAGCGGGCTTCCCAGTCCTGATCGGCGAGCGACGCCCTGAAGTCTTCGTTCCCCACACGAGCGGCACCATCATCCCTAGTGTGAACGCGGCGATGAACCGAGCGCAGCAAGTAGGTAGCAGGCCTGCTCACCGATCCATCAGCGTCACCGTCAACGCAAAGGACGCCGTGCTGACGGACACCGTTCGCGAATGGGTTCAACAGGGCGTGGCGCAGGCGGTGGGGCAGTCCGTCCAGGCCTCTACCTCAATCACGCGCCGGTCGATGGCCGGCGCGCAGCAACAGCATCGTCGCCTGGGGACCGTCTGAGATGGATTATTGGCCCCATGCGGTGTTCCGCGCCCCCGAAGTTCGTTGGCGTCTGGCGTCGGCCACCATCCAGGGCGGCCTTCCAACCTTGGGACCGGCCAAGACCAGCGGCACAGACGGCGGCGGCCTTTGGGTTTGCGAAATGTCGGGTATCTGGCTGCGGAAGCGCGAACAGATCAAGGCGGCGCGTGCCCTGGACGTCATTTTGGACGGCGGCTTGAACAAGATCGTAGTGGGGTCTTGCGAGAGCGCTTTTGCGCCTTGGGCCAAACGTGGCGAGCCGGTTCCTCACTCAAACGGCTCGCCCTTTTCGGGCGCCACCTTCTACGCGGGCGTCTCGCCGGGCGGCCGGTTAATTGAGGCGGCCCCGCTGCGCGCCACAACGCTCAGGATAGCCTTGCCGTCCGGCGTGAAGCTGGACGGTGGAGAGGTCATTTCCATCCGTCATCCGGTTCATGGCGAGCGGCGCTACGGTATTGGCCGTATCGGCGAGGATGGGGTGGTAGCGATCCGTCCCCCTTTGCGGGAGGCAGTCACAGCCGGAACCAAAGTCGATTTCATTTCGGGGGCCTGCGTTATGCGGTTGGCCAACCCCAGCGAGTTCTTTGAGCCGATCCGGTTATCGCGCTCCTCGATGCTCAATCCTGTGTTTGTTGAGGCGTTCCCAGATGCTGTCTGAACAGGCCCGGATCATGTCGGCGTCCGGCGCCCCGCGCTGGTCGATCTTCTTCCGCATGGCCTGCAAGTCCTCGGTCGTGCGCGCCTGGTTGGGCGTCGGAGATTTCATCGTCCAACCTGATGATGTCGACATCGAGGGCGGAAAATATCTCGGCATTGGCTTGGTCGGTGATGTGCCGGCACTACGGCAACTGGTCGGCGGTGTAGCCGAGCGCATTGAGTTCTCGCTGAACGGCGCTGACGAAACCACCTTCCGCCTTGCTGACGATCAGGTCGATGAGGCGCGCGGCGCACAGGTGCACGTCGGGATCATTTTCTTCGACCAGGACTGGCAGGCGGTGGCGCCGGTGGCCTGGTTGTGGGAAGGCACGGCTGACGTTCCTGCCGTTGATCGCGACGGCTCCGGCGGTCAGGTCACCCGCAAGGTCAGCCTGTCGGTCGGCTCGGCGTTCACTGATCGCACGCGCCCGCAACTCGGATTTTATACCGACAAGGATCAGCGCCGCCGCAGCCCTGACGACGCCTTTTGCGAGCGGGTGGCGGCCTACAGCATCGAAAGCACCATCGTCTGGCCCGGCAACTAGAATGCTGGACGCCTTCCTGGAACGCATGGCGGCCACACCATTCGTGGACGGCAAGGCGGACTGCGCCCTGACAGTCGCCGATTGGGTGATGGCCGCCACAGGCTGTCCCGACCCGGCCGCCGACCTGCGCGGACGATATGCAACGGCGCTGGGGCGCGAGCGCCTGCTGAAGCGACGCTTTGGACTGCATGCGGTCATGGCAGGGTGCGCCATCAAGGCCAACTTGGTCCCAACGACGAACCCGGTTCGCGGCGATGTCGGCATGATCCGTCATGGCCGCCAGAGCTTCGCCGCCATCTGCCTGGGGGCGCGCTGGGCTGTGAAGTCCAGCCGCGGCCTTGATGCCCTGAAGCCTGACGAGATCATCTCTGCGTGGAGCGTGCCGCATGGCTGATCCTATCTCGGCCGCCGCAGCTGCTGTTGCGAGCTGGGTCGCTGGCACTGTCTTCGCCAGCGCCGGCGCCGCGAGCATCACGACAGCGGCGACATTGGCGAATGTGGCCTACATCACAGCCTATGCCGTGACCTATGTTGGTCTGACCGCTGGCGTCTCGATGGGGCTGACCGCTATCGCGAAAGCCTCGGTCCCCGACCCGGAAGGGCAGAAGATCACTCGCAAGCAGACCCGTCCGCCGCGCGTGCGGGCGGTAGGCTGGGACAGCCGCATGTCCGGCCCATACATGTTGCGCGAAACCATCGGCAACAAATATGGCTCCGTCATTGCTCTGTGCGACGACCGCCTGACCGCGATCAGCCGCGTCTATCTGAATGACGACCGGGTGACCTTGGACGACGATGGCTGGGTCGAGGGCATGCCGGGCGGGCGATACGGCACCGGCGACCTCGTCAATATCTCGCTGCGCATGGGAAATCCGGTCGAGACGCGACATGCCAACCTGGACCCCACCTTTAGCGACTACTGGGCCGTCAATGCCCGCGGTGACGGCGTTGCGTCTCTGGCTGTCTTCGCGCAGCACCGGTCAAAGGAGAGTTTCCCGCGTCACTTCCCGAGCGGCGAAGTCATCCCATCCGTGGTCGGCCGCCCGGCCTGCTACGACTGGCGAGATCCGACACAGGACCGGACCAACGAACTGACGTGGAAGGCCAGCGCCAACCCTGTCGTCTGGGCGGTGCATGTCGAATGGACCCGTTTTGGCCGGTCGTGGGATCGCTGCATCGCACCGGTGCTGAACGATCTGACCGAGGAGGCGAACTATTGCGATGGAGCCGTGCCGCTGAAGGCTGGCGGGACCGAGCCGCGCTATCGCGTGGCGGGCAACTACCCCGTCAACACCGAACCGGCGGCCATTCGCGAGGCCCTGCTGTCCAGCATGGACGGCTGGCTCTCGGTCAACGGCAAGGGCCATCTGATCCTGAAGGCAGGACGCTATGAAGCGCCGACCTTCATCCTGACCGGCGAACACATCGAAGGCTATAGCTGGCGGGCTTTCCAAACCGACGAGGAAGCGATCAACGAGCTGATTGTCTCGTACCTGTCGCCGGAGAACGACTTCACCGAGGTCGAGGCCGGGGCGTGGCGTGACGAGGGCGACATCAGTGAAACAGGCCGTCTGCGATCCGAGCCGCTTGGTCTGACTTGGGTCTATTCGCGGCCCCAGGCCATGCGGCTGGCCAAGCGCAAGATGACCCGACTGAACGCCCCGCGCCGGGGTCAGATCCGCACAGGCATCTACGGCCTGAACGGGCTCGGCCAACGCTACATCCGCGTTCAGAACCCCGAACTGTTCAGCATGGCCGACGTGGTCTGCGAGGTCATGAATGTGGAGATCGACTTCGCGTCCTCGCAGGTCGTGTTCGACGTCATCCAAGCCGACACGGCTATCGATGCGTGGAACCCTGCCGAGGAAGAGGGCGATCAACCGGCGCCGATCGTGCGCCCCGAGCCCTTCGACCAATCACATGACGACCGGATCGTGGGTCTTCATCGGCTGGCAGGCCACGTCCGACGGTTCCGGCGGCTACCCAACCAATCCCCCGCCCCCCGGCGGATGGAGCGGTGA